ATATTATATTATAATTAAAGTTTAATTAAATCAAAATCATTATTCATAATTTTAATTTTTCTAATATCTGCATTTTTAGAATTATACCAATCATCTAAAGATTTTTCAGCTTCTTTATCAAATTCTATTTTTAACAACATTTTATCAATTCCATCCACTCTTATAATTTCTTTGAGTTGTTCTGGTGTATATCCACCAAGTCCTTTAAAGTACTTAAAAGTGTATCCTCTTTTCTCTTCTAGGTGTCCTTTTAGATCATATATCCATTCATAAGGCTTTTTCTTCTTATCTAAAAGAGCCATAACTGGAGTTTGTAACCTATAAACTCTACCATCTTTAAGAAAATCCGGTAGATATTTATTAAAAAATGCTAATAATAATCCGTTAATAGCAATTCCATCTAAATCAGCATCCGAAGCAACAGCTATTTCTTTAAATCCACCATTTTGAACTATTTGATACAAATCGGTAAGCTCTTTATTAGAAGTAAATTTAGATTGAGAAATTTCATAAACATTCATTGGTTTACCTTTAAGTTCATAATAAGCAATACCTCTCCTACCAAGACCTGGAAGCAAACCATTTTTAGCAGATTGTCCTTCACAAATGACTAATAAATCATTTCCTCCAACACTTGGAGTATATTTTTCAGATTTAATTCTCTTCTTAACTTTAGAAAGTTTTTTAAGTTCTGCATTATGTTGAGCTTGTTCTTTTAAGAGAAATAACTCAGAGATAGGTAAAATGATGTCATCATTTTTTAAAATTTTCTTAATAAATTTATCTAATCCTATTTTATAATCCTCTCCTAAGTAAGATCTTATTTCTCTTTCGGAATTAGTAATTTCTTCTTTAGTTTGGGATGTATATCTAGCATTTTTAAAATTTTTAAATACTACAACTAATCTTATTTTTTGCTTAATGTCTCCAGGCTTAATAGTTTTAAATTTTCTTTTAAGTTTTTCTCTAATAGGATTTACTATATCGTTTGAAATTATATTAATATGAGTTCCACCGCCCTTAGTGACTAAACCGTTAACTAATGAAAAATGTTCAAATTGATCAGAAGGTGAATGAGAAATACCTATAGAAATATTATCATTAATTTTAATAAATTCTTTAATATTAAACATATCGAAATATTTCTTATCATTCAATCTGATGGTTTTAGCATTAAATTTAAAGGTTATTCCTGGATAGCTAACGCTAAGGTGTAATAATCTTTCTCGAATAACATCTTGATGTATATTATCAATATGATCTAATCCAAAATATTTTAAATCTGGCCACATCTTAGTATAGACTCCTGAAGATTTAGAAGAACTTTCATTTACTTTTACTTCAGATAAGTTATTTTTAGTTTCTATAATTATAGCTGAGTGACTATCATCATTACGAATAATAGTCTTTTTCGAAAATATTGCTGCAGCTTTAGAACCCAATCCGTTAGTACCGATAGTAGCTTCGTCATCATTATCATAATTTGCTCCTGATAGCATTTCTGTGAATGCTACCTCAGCTTGATATTTTTCTTCTCCATTAAGAGTTTTCATCTTAATATTAGGAATACCTCTACCATTATCCGTACATTCAAAAATATTATGAGTCATTTTAATACTAATCTTATTAGCAAACTCTCCATTAGTTCTTACATATTCATCAATACTATTATCAATAATCTCATTAAAGATTTTAATTAATGCAGGAACATATTCTCTCTCACTTAATTTAAAATAATCGCTATCCTCAAAAGTAAATTCCTCTTTTTTCTCACTTACGACACTTCCTACATACATTGAAGGTCTATGTAGTACGTGTTCTATTTGAGATAATTGTTTAATTTCTTGTTTCATCTTCATCCTTATATTTTTAAATCTAAACTAGTAATAGTTTTAGATTTCATTTGAATAATATCTAAAAGTTCATTAATTTTATCGGAGAGCATAGTTACATAAGACTTTTCAATTTTAAGCTCTTTTTTTAATTTGGCATTTTCAATTTCTAAATCTTTATTTTCAATAGATAATCTTGAACATTCTCTTTGAAGGTTTTCTAATTCCTCTTGACCTTCTATCTTTTTATCTAAGCATTCCTGATAGATATTTTTAACTCTATTCCATTCTTTTTCAGAAATTGTATATGTTTTTTCAAATAACATCTTTCTATCCTTCTCTCTTTATATATCATATTATATAATAATCCGACTTTAAGTCAGATTAATTTTGAGAGGTTTCTTTTTTTAATTTTTCAGACTCTTGATTGGATAAAAATCTTTGATATAGAGCTTCATCATTTTTAAAAGATGTTTTAGTCATTTTTTGAAAATTCCTATCAACATCCTCATTTTTAATTCCCATCATAATAAAAAGCTCTCCAGTTTTTGGATTTCTCCAACTACTTCCGAGTTGTTTAGAATTTTTTAAAGTTTGAGAAGAAATTTGTTTAGAAATTGTAGAAATTGATTTATCGAAAGTATTAGCGGCCGTAGAACCTTTATATGTAGTTAATAGATTAGAAACTTTAATATTTATTTTTCTAGAAATTTCATTTCTAGCGTTAGCCATAGCTTCACTCATTTGAAAAGACTTATCTTTTCCTGCATTCATTTTAGCTATGCCTAAAGCTACAATATATCCGTCTCTATGAGGATTACAAGTAAACTCCGGAGCTAAAACATTATCTTGAGTACATCTAATAGTCTCTTGACTAATAACTTTTTGAACTTTATGATTGCTACATCCACTAAATAACATTATGGAAGCTAATATTATACTAATTCTTATTTTCATTCTTTCTATCCTTTTCTTTTTATATAACATATTATATAATAATTCTACTTAAAGTCAGATTAAATTTTCAAATAAGGATATCTTTTCTCTATATCGCCCATAAGGTTATGCAATTTTTTAGTTTTTCTTTTATCAGAAATAAGATTATTTTTTTCGGCTTCTTTTATTTTCTTATAGAATTCTAAGGTATCTGTAGATATCGTTTCAATTATATGATTATTTAACTTATTTTTATAATTAGACCATTTTCCGCTCTTGAGTTGAATTTTAAAATAGAGAACGTTTCTTATTTCTTTGTCGACTCTGAATTTAGTGAATGATATTTTTGACCCCGAATATAAAACGATAAAATATTGTTGACCTATTTCAAATTTTATATCCGTAATATTTTTTAAGAACATATTTAAGATTTGTATCCATCTGAAGTTTTTATTCCTGAAGCCGTAAATATTCTATTTAAAGGTTCTTTACATTCTTCACAAAATTCTTCTCTAGAAGACTCGGATATAGGTTTATCAATCTCTACTACTTTCTCGAAAATTTTGCATTTTTCATTATCACATTGATACAAATACTTCATTATAATTTCCTACTTGCTACTGAAATATTAGATACGTCCCTATCAAACATATTTTCGTGTTCATCCATAGATATTTTTTTTGCTCTTATTCTCATTAATCTAAATAATGCTCTAAAATAGCTTTTAAATCGCTTCATAATGATCCTTTACTTTAGTAATCTCTATTTCATATGTCTTTTTTCCTACATATATAGGATTATCAAGTTCATAATTAGATGTAGGAATTTCTTCCATTCCTTCAACATATAATAGGGCGGCTTCTTTAATATTTTCTAAAGCCTCTGATTCATCTTTGCCATAAGAAGAAGTAAAGTTTAAATCTCTGATTAAAGCGGTAAACTCATATCCCTCTTTCTCAATTTCTACTACGTATTTCATGTTTTCATCCTTACATTTATAATTATAATATAATGTTGCTTAAAATTAAATAAAATTCCTCAAAGTTGAGGAATCTTTCCTATTAGATTAAACAAATTGTTTTGAATGAAATATTCGTTTAATTTCTGTGGATTTCTAGATTCTTTAGAAATGTCATATTCATTAATGATTTTCTCTCTAATATCATTAGGAATATATTCAGGTAAAGATATTTTCTTATTTAGTTCTAAATTTAATTTGTGTATAGGATTTCTATCCAGAAATTCCTCATCTGTAAAATTTTCTTTAGATTGTTTTTTATAATATGATTTTGCACCAAATCTAGGTTGTTTATATGCAGATTCTCCAAATTTTTCTTTAAATTTTTGATCTATTTCAAATCTCTTAGGCCAGGCTTTTAATTCAGTCATATTAGGATATATTTCTTTAAATTTTTCGGAAAACTGAGTATATGAAACTACAGGCAATATATAATCTCCAGAATCTCCAAAAAATATATGTTCGAATTTCATTTTATTCAATTCAGATTCATTAAAATTAATAAAATCACACTGCTTTGATTTAACGTTATGTTTTACTTGCCAATATTTTACGTTTGGATATTCTAAACAATAATATATATCATGATCTATAGATTTGACTATAACTTCATGATTTCTATCACTTAATTCTTTACTAAGAACAAATAAAACATCATCACCTTCTATTCCCGGAATATCAATAACTTTAATATTTGAATTTTCTTTGAGGAGATTAGTAATTTCATGAATAGAATCAGATAAAGCATTCCAATCTATTCCAGATTTGTCATTAGATTTTCTTCCGAATTTATAACCTGACCATAATTTTTTTCTCCAATAAGGTTTAGAATCTATTCCTAAAATAACCTCATCAACATTAAATCTAATTTTCATATTAGCTATAGAATTTATGACAGAATATATAAAAATATCTCTATATTCTTCAAAAGGATATAGACCACTTTCATTAAGTTTAAGTTTAAGTTTGGATTTAGCATACATAGTGCTTGAGAAAGCAAATCTATAAAAGACAGGACTAGCATCAAGTATTAAACTTTTTTTCATTTTCCCTCTTTATTTTTTAGAGATTAAGAGATAATCTCCTAATCTCTTTATTTTTATCCTAAATCTGCTAATAGATCATCTAAATCTGCATCTTCTGAGGATTCTTTAGGTGCTTCAGGCGCTTCTTTAGGTGCTTCAGGCGCTTCTTTAGAAAGATTCAATCCTGTTTCAACAGGTGTTTCTGAAATTCCCTCAACATCTTCTATCTTTTTATTAGCATTTTCTGTTTGAACTTGTTCAGAATTTTTACTCTTATCATATTTTCCTTCTTTTAAGAACTTATCAAGAAGATCTTTTAATTCTTCATAAGATAAGAAAAATTCAGGTTTTAGAAATTCAGAAAGAGCATAAGCATTTGCTCTAATATCCTTTTCAGCTTCTTCAACAGAATCATAAATTGATGATGTCTTATCTGCAAATTTAGAGTTAGAATAAGTGATAATATCATTATCTGCTCTTTTAGATTTAATTAGAAAATTATTTCCATCTAAAGGATTGAATACCTGAATAGGTTCTTCATCTAAAGCCTTCATTTGTTCAGTAACAGTCATTACTTCTTTAAGCATATCTAACATAGCTTTAGACATATCAAATAAGAAAATTTTACCTTCATTTTCAGGATTAGCCGGATCTTTAATAACTTTGATATTAGTAAAAAATCTATTGCTTCTACCTAAAAGCTTAGCTTTAGTTTTTTCTCCCTCATTCCATAATTCAACAAATCTTTCGTTAAAAGGATCAGGTAATCCTATAGTGATTGGAGACCATTCGCTCACATAAAATTGTTTTTTACCTCTATTAGCGTTAATTTTAATCATATTGATAAAAGGTACGCCTTCAGGATCAGGTAAAAATCTTATAATTGCGGCACCTACCCCATTTTCATCTTTAGAAAGAGTCCAAAATCTTGTATCTACTTCTTTTTTCGCATATCCCACTTTATCTCCAAACGCATTTGGTTGTAATTTAGCTTGCATTGATTCCCATGAAAAATCCATGTTTAATTCCTTTATTTTTACTTTTTGAGGATACTTCCTCTAACCTACCGGTTCTTTAAGAGTAAACTTACTCATCACGTTTTTTATTGGTCTTATATAATCAAATTTGATTAAGGCCAATTTTCTAAATTACTGTTGAAAGAATAAATTTAAAAATATTATTAGTTAATGCTACTCTATATTGTCCATTCTTTTCTTTAATTGATAATTTAAAATCAATTAAAGGTAAAGATAAAAAATTATCAACAGGAATAGCAATTTCAAAATCATCTCCTCTAATTAATTCAGGTTCTAATTTAATAGAATATGAATTTTCTTTAGAAACGAATTTTTTCTTATTGCCTGTTCTTAAATAAAATTCACTACCTTCTTTTACTAAAAACAAATCTTTCAGAGTCTTAAAAACATTAGCACCCTTTCTAATTCTATTTATGATATTAGTATCTATATTTACCTCAATTACAGAATCTGCTTGAAGCGTAGTAGTCACTTTACTAGGAGATGTAGTAAAATCTTGTAGAGCTGAAGGATAACTAGTAACGAATTGAATTTCACTATCCTTATCTTTAGCTATTATAGAATTTTCATCTAATTCAATTTTAGGATCTTCTAATACAGATATTGCATTGAGAAAATTTGAAAGATCAAAAATCCCAAATTCATCCCATCCTTTTTCTTCATTTACACTAAGATCTATAGTTCCTATTACGTTCTTATTATAATTTTGAATAGTAGTTATAGGGTATGTGACTATAGCAGAATTAGTAATTCCTGTTATGCTTTGTAATATTTGTAATGTTTCTTTATTTAACAATCTTATCTCCTCTTTATATTCTATATTATATATTATAAATCTTAAGAAAACCTTAACGAATTCTATTTCTCATATTTCTTCATATCTATTTCCTTTTCAATAATTCTATGATTTTCTTGACGATATGCTGCTAACCGCTCCCAAAAATGCCTCATTGAATATGATTCTCTTTTATAAGGAAAAACATCTATTAAATCAAAAATTCTGGCCTTTATTTTTCCTTTCTTCTTACGGAAAACTCTTCCAAGGCTTTGAAGAATAGTTACATAGCTTTTAGTGCTACTTAATAAAATAAGATTAGTCAAGTTGGGGAGATTTATACCTGTGCTAAATACTTTATAATTAGCTATTATGATACCTTTATCTAGGTGTTCGGTATATTTTCTAATTTCTTCTCTAATCTTACCTTTTGTTTTTCCGTTTATTAAAAATACTCCTAATTCCTTCATTCTTTTAATATCATTAGGCTTAATATCTTCATTTGTTAAGAATCTAAAAGTATTTTCACCATGTTCAGTATGAGCATATAGACAAACGCTTAAACCAGGTAATTTATTTAAGAATTCCTTAAGAAACCTCATCCTAGATTCTGATTGTTTAATAAATTTTACTTCATCTTGATATTTTAATCCGGATCTCAAACCGTCTTGTTGTTTTTCATATTTCAGAAATATAGGAGTAATAGTACTATCTGTTAAAAGTCCTAAATCCATCAATTCTCTAGCAGTAATTAAAAAATCAGGTTCTCCGAAAATCTGTTCAATAGCCATCCTATCTACTTTAATAATAGGTACGCTTCCTGTCATTCCTAATTTAATTTTAAAAGGTTGTTCTAAAATTAATTGCATACTATCTGCAGAAGCTAGGTGACATTCATCAGTTAATATAAAATCATAATTTTTCATATTCATATGAACTTTAACTAGACTTTGGTATGTTCCTATAATTAATTGAGAATTTAACGTTTTATCTTTATTTTCACCACCTATTAGCTTTATAGAGTTGATAAAATTCTCAGGAGCGTGATAATCTTTAAAATCATCATACATTTGAAAAGTTAATGAAATAGTAGGAACTAAGAGAATTCCTTTCATATTTTTTTCATAAAAGAATCGCATAGTTAAATAAGCTACTAAAGATTTTCCGGATCCTGTACACATACTAGGAAAATAAAACGGTCTCCTTATGAACTCAGCTACTGCTTTAAGCTGATATGATCTAGGTCTAAAAGGTAATTCCGAAATAATAGATTTTAAAATTTCTTTATCTTCTTTTGAAAATTTAGGAAGTTTCTTTACATCTATAGAATCGAAATATATATTGTCAAGAAGCTTCTTCTTAAAACCTCTAGAAATAGAGAATAAAACTCCACCTTCCATTCTTTTAGTTTTATAGAATCTAGTCTTTCCATCAGTAGATCCTGCCTGAAATCTAGGTTCATATTCATGACCAGGTCTTAAAGCAGATAGTAAATCATCTATCTTTAAGATTGTTTTTCTATCATTAGTAAATATCTCTATTTGGTTTTCCAATTCTCTAATAGCTGTCAAGTTAGTCCTATATCATTTTATGAGCATTTAACATCTCAATTTCTTTTTTAGTTATAATAATTTCGTCAGGAATTTTATAATCTATTAATCTCACAAAATCAATATCATCAGAACCATCCATAAGAGAAAGTTTAATATGAAAGAGAAATTCCTTAAAGCTCCTAAAATCATGATTGAATTTATACCAATCTTTAATATCTTTTATTGGAATGTTAGAAATGACTATGTCTAGAGTATTATACATTCCGTCTTGTTTAACGTATAATTCTAAATCATCAGAATATTTCATTATAATCCCAAAAAATTAAATGGTTGCCAAAGTCTCTTTATCTCATTTACGATTTCTTTAAAAAAGTCCTCTAAACCTTGTTCTCTTAAGTTCTCTTCTAACAATTTATATATCTCTTTTTCCATTTTCAATTCCTTATTCTTGGGGTATGTAAAATATAGATTTTTCTAATTTTCCTAACATTTTTTCTAATTTTTTTTCTAATTTTTTTTCTGATTTAAACTCATCAACTAATTCAGTATTATTAGGAAAATACCACATCTCTTTTAAAGATTCATAAATTAATAGAGCTTCTTTAATATTTAATTTTATGATGAGATTTTTCGATTTATTTTCGATTTTCATTCTTAATTTCCTTTTTATTTGTTAATCTTTCATCAACTTCATCTAACATTCTAGAAATAGAAGAAAAATCTCTAGAAAATACTTTCTCGCTTTCTGCTAATTTGCATTCTATATCTACATCTTCAAAAGAAATAATATAAAATTCATCACCACCAATATGAAATATTTGATCGTATGGAAAATGTTCGATTAATCTATTAGAAACATGGAGTAGCATAGCATCTCCCTCACTAAACCCTTTTTCTCTATTTATCTTATGAAGGTTATTAACATCTAAATAAATGAGATAAAAATCTCTATTTTCAAAAATTCTATTTAGAAATATCATAAAATCTCTTCTACCATATAATCCAGTTACATAATTCTTCCTATATATTTCTAATTCAGATTTTAAAAATCTTACCTTCTTTTCAAGGATTTCTATCTTTTCTTCACATAAATCCATTAATCAGGTTTCTCTCCAATATTAACATACTGCCAAAAAATCTTATTTAGGTTTGAAGGCATTTTTAATTTTCTCATAGCTGATTCATACGCTCTTACGGCCTCTCCTTTACTTATTCCTAATTTTTTAGATATATCATCAAAACTCATATTCTTCTCCTTATATTCCTAAATTTTTTCTAAAATGCCAATAAATAGTTTCTATCTTCCATCTGAAAAAATTTATTATAAATTTTATTAATTTCATATTTCTCCTTCTTATAATATATTAT